GCGAGCAATACGATAAATTACTGTGGCATCTTCAAGGATGCGTAATTGATTGAGTGGCTTAATCGCTTTATGCAAATAACCAAGTACGATCTTATTATCTTTATCAACTACGCCTGATGTTACATGTAGGATAGAATCCTTTGCAATTTGCACGCCCTGATTATCCATACCAGTGGCGGAAGCTCCCTTGAAGCCTCTTTCATTATACATGTAGAATTCGCTGTCTGTTACGTTAGTATATACCATGTCCTTACGAATACGCTTAACAGCGCGGATCTTACGGATCTTACGAGGATCAATGTAACGTAATTCTTGAATACCAGAGCGAGGATCATTAACGTCGATCATTACATGATAGTAAATACGACCATCAACATACCAACGCTTGAAGATTTCATAACCATAGTTATTAAAATCAAATAACTCAGAGATCTTATCCCACTCTTGAGTAATTCTTTCTTTGATATTGTCAGTGTAATCTAAATCATCAAGATCAATCTCAACGATTTTCTCTTTGCTTTCCTTCACAATAGCTTCGGATATGATGTCACTGATGGCAAGATCAACTTCTGGTTGAACTGCCATCTCGCGATACTTAGCTACAATTTCTGCTTCTGTTCTGGCTGAACCTTCAAGATCAAGGTATGTGCCGAATGTACCACCAGCTGAAACGACTAGTGCACCGTCATCAGACTCTCTAGGAGCAAATGACGGAATGTCTAATTGTTCTTCTTCTCTCTTGATTTCAAATCCAAAAATCTTCATCATATCACCTTATCAATAATGTATTATATTTACTTACCACCTGCATTACCAGTGTTGCCGCCAGTTACTTCCCAGTAATCATACATGAACGATGCCTGGAACTCTTCAATCTGATCGGTTGCATTCCAATCAAGAGCGATTGCTGAGATATCCATTGGGTAAATACCATGGAAGGTATACTGGCGAATTACATTACCAGTCTTACCATACTGAGATACAGTGGCATCCTGCTTATAGAGTAGTGGTGAAGAACCACCAAACGTACGAAGATTGCCTTCAAACGAGTTGATCTTATTTGACCACTGCTCTAGACCATTACGGATCTGGAAGTCTTCATCGTTGATGATTGTTACTGACCATTCAGCATAGGTACGATCGCCAGCAATATTTACTTTACGACCAAAGTAAGGGATCTGAATGTTTCCTAGTCTGGCTTCAGGAATAGAAGAAGCACGGACCATGAATGGAACCTTAATGTTCGAAACAGCATTTGCTGGGTTGTTGAACTGAACACTGAAAAGCGACTGTCTAGCGCCGCCACCAGTAAGTTGAGCCTTAATTTCATTAATATTGAAGGACATCTTTAATTTCTCCTGTTTTCTTTATATTTATTAGAATTTGCCTACGATTTCGGAGAACTCAACGCCAGTCCTAACAGCCACAAAGTTTAGCTGGATGAAGTTTACAGACTTGGCTGGCTTGACATAGATGTCACCAACAAATTGGTTAGCATCGATAACCTGCGCAGTATTGTTTGAGTCATCGCAAACAACGCGGAAGTCATAGATACCCTGTCTACCTTGTACATCCTGGAGGAATGGAGTAACTAATGATACGAACTGTGACCGAGTAAAGGCATCGTTGAACTCAAAGAGCGAGTACTGAGCAGCAGCCGAAATTGCTTTCTCAAGAACGATAAACAACCTACGAACATTAATACGATCGAATGCAGAAGACTTAGCCTGTAGCGTCTTGTCACCGAATAGAACTGTACCCTGACCTGGGAAAGTTACAACTGGGTTTACTGCGTTTGGATATAGAAGGTCGCGTTGAGCCTTGCTTGGATTGAAAGCGAGCTTAACAACATTCTTAATCTGACCACGATTGAAACCAGCAGGTGAGTACCACGGATCCTTAGCGTTATCAGTATAAGCGCATAGACCAGCAATATCACCATTTAGTGGGATATAGCGATAGATGTCGCTGTACTTGTCGTACTGATACTTGTAACCAGAATCTAGAACAGCATAAGAGGAGTTCGTTAGACCATCGCGGAAGCTTACAATCGAGGTAGCTTCGTTACCAGCATTATTAACAACAGTTGACTTATTAGGTGATACGAACACAACACAATCCATACGAGGCTGGGCGACGTTCTGAATCACATAGTTAGCTAACTGAGTTGTATTTGTATCGTCTGACTTACCTGTTAGAAGTAGAGAAACAGCAGAAGTTTCAGTCGACTTGAATAAGTCATAAGCAGTTGTTAGAGCGCCAATTACTGGAGCAGTTTCAGCAGCACCGTCCTGACCGCCAGCGAACTGGATGGTCATTGGTGTTGTATTTGACTGTGAAGTAATTAGAGCAGCATTAGCTACATAATCGCTCGTTTGACGATGGTTTGTATACCAAACATACTGCGAATTCTTATTGATAACGTTTACATAGTAGTTTGTTGAGCCATCTGAGGTCATTGCATCTGTGGCGCGTGATAGACCAGTAAATACTTCTAGAACCTGCCCAGGAGTACCAGTAATCTGGCCAAGAGCATCTGTTACCACAACATGCAATTCATCATTAGCAGAAGTATTGCCATATGTTGATACATAAGTGGACTTACCAGGAGCTGCAGGAGCAGAACCATAGTGTTCCCAGAGACGAGCAACGTTAGTGGTTGCGGGAGTAAAGGTTGAAGATAGAGTATATGGGCTGTAGAAGGAGATTTCTAGTGTTTCATCAGCAAAGTGTAGGTTAGCTGAACCAGTAGCAGTTGTAGCGGCACTTAGTGTTACAGCAGTAGAGTTTACAATGCTGGCTACAGTAGCACCTGTGGGCATACCTGCAATATTGGCAGAAACAAACATACCAACAGTAATCGTTGCTGTGTTAGTTAATGCTGTTAATGTCGTATTTGAGCTCATCGTTCCGACATTAGAGAAGAATACTGGGATAGAACCCTTAGAAGATACCTGAAGATTCTGAGTACCGATAGTGCTATTACCGACAGTAATATAGTCACCAACAGTAAGTGCATTCCAGGCGATAGTTGAAGCTAGATTGGCTGTAACTGTTGCGCTCTGAAGATTAGCGGCGGAGTCAGTAAATACGATTGTTGCAGTATTCGAGTTAATAGTAAAGGTTGTATTTGCAACATTAACTAAGTTTGAAGAATATTGAGTAGCACTATCACACTGAGATACTGACAAGCTAGAACCTAATGATCCAGGATAACGAGCGACATACTTGAAAGTTGTGTTAGCAGCAAAGTTACCATTAGCTGAAGAATTGTTATAATCATCTTCGTTGCTGATAAAGAATCCGTTCTGGACGTTAGCGCCAGAATAAGTGCCAGCTGCAACAGATGCAGCTACTGCGCCAGTACTATCGGCGACAGCGGAGAAAGAATCATTGGCTGTAGTGCCAGTGCCAGCAGCGCGACTTACTAATAGTGAATTACCATAAGCTAGGAAGTTAGCAGCTGTGAAGAAGGTTTCGAAGTTGCTGCTGTTTGGTTCGCCAAAACGACGAACTAGTGATGCTTCTGAATCAACTAGAACTAGCTGACCGATTGGACCCCAGCGAAAGATACCTGCGATACCACCAGTAGTTGTTGAAACTGCTGGAATAACCGTTGTGAGATCGATCTCGCTGACGTTAATTCCTGGGCTTACTTGAAATGCCATTGTTAATTCTCCCTTATCCCAAAATAGATGCTTATAGAGCGCCTTACTGTATTATTTATAAAAACAGGATACTAAGCTTAATTGTTGAACCATTTATTAAATTCTTGATCTGTATCATCTATTCCATCTGGATCAACCCAAACATCATCGATAAACCCGAAGGGTATTAGGTTTTCTTCGACTAATTTTTGGTTGCTGGACAATACCTCTAATCTTGCATCGTTATCACAAAGCTCTTTGAAGTATTCTTGATGCACGAGCCAAGAGAATAATACACAACACATTACTAGATCGTCATGTTCTCCTTCTTCGGCTTCGTATTTATTATTATGCTCAATGAATCTGAACATCTCATACAATAGGTCATAATCATTAATTATTATTTTATCGTTTTCAACAAGGCTCTTAAAGTTCGCGCAGCCGATACGCTTTACCTGAGTGGTGGTTCTAACTCCTAGACCGTATTTGACCCCAGAACCTCCACTGATATTCTGGCCAGCTCTACCCTTAGACCTTGTGGAAAGGACATTTTCATACTCAAGGTCATGGAGTAGAATATCGGCTACCTGCTGACCGATGTCATTCACCTCCACTAGAACATATGCATAATTGTAATGTCTGCCTACATTGTATATGATGGTAGGATAAACCAGAGACTCGATTTCATTGTCTCGATATTTGGCAACCACCCTATAAGGGACCGAAGTAATATCAAACACTATGAAGGCTGAGTAATCGATCCCAGAGCCTCTAGAGGTATCAACAGATATAAGGTAAGTGTGACCTGGGATTACTTCTTCAAACTTGTCAACACTGCCTTTTTTAGATATCGGGTCAGCGTAAGGTATGGTTCCTAGTTTAGAGGCATCAATAAGAGTATTAGATGAACCTAGAAACTCACAATTATATTCTTGATTGAACTGGCGCTGCGATGTATTCTCGATAGTCTGTTTCTGCCACTTCTCATCACGACCCGGAATCATAGACCAGTGGACAGACACTCTAGAATAAGTGTTCTTGTTATTCACGCTGTCAGTCCAGATCTTATAGAACATGTTCATGCCATTAGGCGTGGAGGTAATAATGACCTTGGTGTTTTGACCTGAAGTAATAGTAGGATAAACTGATGCGAAGAACTCATCCTGAATGTTATTAGGCACGAAGGCGAATTCATCTAGGTATAGTAGGTTGAATGAACCACCGCGAGTGGCTGAGGATGAGGTAGCCGATGATAGAATCTTAGAACCATTCTCTAGTTCGATGTTACCCTTGTTCCATTCTAACACACCCTGCTGTAGCCACTTGGGTAGATGCTCAAACATTAGCTGAATGCGAGATAGAATTTCTCTAGCACCACGATCCTTGTTAGCAAGAATAGCAATTCTATAGTTTTCATTGAACAGAATCTTGTGGAGCAAATAGGCAGCTACGGTGGTAGTTTTACCGACCTGACGAGGCATCTTTGCAATAGAGAATCTATTGTCCTCAAAAGTGTGGATCATTTCTTCTTGAAATTTCCACAACTCAAAGTTGACAAGACCCTTATCAACATTTACAATTTTACAATATTTTTTAATGAAATAAATCTGATCATCAGAACACTTTTGGTATTCTAGAATCAGTTCCTTAGTCCACTCAATATTAACTGAGGATCTCTTGAGATTTTTGTTTCCTAAATAATTATCGTTAGCCATTATCACCCTTTAGAAGCTTATGAAGCTCCGCAGTGCTACCTACAAACAGATTATTGTTGATAGTGTCACCACCTTCTTTTTGCTGTGCATTGTCGGTAATCTCTTTGACTTGTTTAGATAGATTGAGTAGCTTCTGATTAGCATCAACAAGATTATTAATTAATCCACCAACGACCTCGTATGCGCGAGGATGCTGAGCTTGTTTGGCGAATTCTATCATATCATCAAGAGCACGCTGGCCATTCTCAATGATTGAATAAAGATTCCCACGAGCAAACTCATAATCATTTTCTGCTTTAGATGCTTTTTTATCTTGAACAAAAATGGTATTTGGATCTGTAGAATCTGTATTTGCGCTGAAGTTTATGCCAAGGGCATTTGATATTGATTGCGTATTAGCCATAATGTATTATCCAATGTTTGTAAAGAAGTCTTTAATATATCCATAGTCGCTGTTAGCGGAGATTTGAGATACGGGAATAGAGATAGAAGAATTACTAGTTGGTGCACCATTACCATCAAGTCCAGGTGTTATAGTTACATATTCAGCAATAGATGTTACGCTGATGCCCTCAGCTGCAGTATTGGTTGTTGGTACATAAAAATTAACATCAACCTCTTTAATAATACCAGCAGAAGAAACAGGTCCATACAAATAACCCTTAAGCACAAAGTTTAGATCCCATATGATAGCCTGTCTATCATTGAAATTTCCCACAAAGGTATCTGCATACTGTACACTTTTTAATACAATAGGAATATCCATATGAATATTCATTTCAGGAATTAAGTTAATCTGAGTTGTCCACTCTGGTTTAAAGAAGGGAAGAATCTGTTCAAGAATTCTTAACCCATCATCAGGGTTTCTAGCAAGAATAGCAAGATCTATATTAAAGTTATAAGGTACAGGATTGAACTGATAAGAAACAGGACTTGCTGTATCAGCAGCTGACTTTCTATTCTTACCAACGCTATTCAACTTCCTAGTAGGATCATATTCAATGCTCTTAATTTCAAAAGACATACGAGGTAGAATCTGATTAATCTGACGTTGTAAGTCAGGATTCTCTTTTATCCTTGAGAGGTATCTGTCTTTAGGACCATATGATAGTGGAACCTTTAAAGTTTGTAGTGTGTTGTCTGAGTTATCTACTCGATCAATAATGATGTCATTGAACAACGAGCCAAATAGCGCGATGTATTTTCTTGACGAACCGAAATAATATTTTTTACCAAACATTATTAGAAGCTTTCACTAAAAGGATTAGTTGCACTAAAATCAATAAAGTCAAGTGTCTCAGTATCAAAGACCTTATTTTGAGAAACAGGATCTGATAGTTCCATTGCATAATATTCTGTAACTATATCATAGCCAGATTCAGTAATTAATTCGAATTCATTTTCTGTTAGATAAGCGAAGTTGTCATCAGCAACAGAGTATGAAGTCTGAGTAGAATCAATCTCAGGAATTCCAGTATTAAATCTTTCACTATTGTAATTGAACTTCTCAAGCTGTAATTCATAGTACTGTAGATTGCCTACAGGATAGAA